TGCCAACCCAGCCGCCTCGTCTGTGGTCGCCGCCATCACGTCTCGATCACGTGCGCGGCGAACGACACGACCCGATGGACGATCAACACGCCGTCGATGATCTCGTCCGCCCCGTCCGTGTCTTGCTCGTATTGCAACGACGCCAGCGTGTGCCCGGTCACCGCGAGCGCCTGGTGCTGCAAGAGCGCGACCACCTGGTCGCAGATCGCGTCCACCTGGAACCCGCTCTCGTAGACGGCCGTCGACGCGAACACATGGACCTGCACGACCCGCTCCTTGCCCGCCGCCCCGAACGTATCCCACGGGATCCCGCTCGGCGTGGAGATCCGCAGATAGGGCAAGACCGCTCCCTGTGGGACGACCGTTTCGTAGACCTCGCACCCGAGCGTTGACGTGATCGCCGCGACGTTCAGGGCGGTGTAGATCGCCGTCAGGATCGGGCCGGTGGCCAGCTTCGTCGTCGTGGCCATCAGCGCGTCCGACTCCCGACCGTGCTCATGTCACGCTCGATCCGCGTCCGCGCGCGGACAACCCGATCCACATAATCGCCCTTGACGGATNCCGCCGCCGGCACGATGAACGGCTCGGCCGGCATGTGCCTCGCCCCGAACTCGATGAAGTGCGCGCGACGGGACGGCTGGTCCCGTGTCGCCCCTTGACTCGTCCGCGCGCTGCCCCCGGCCCCCGCCCGCACCAGGCCCTTCACGCGCACCCGCGTCCCCCCGATCGTGAAGACGGTGGTCGCCCGCGTGATCCCGAAACTGCCACGCCCGGCCCGGCGATGCATCGCCCACCCCACGTGGTCGTGGAGCGCCCGCGTCTGGATCGACGGACTCTGCCGCAGGATCGCCTGTGCGCGACGCGCCCCCTCCTGGACCGCCCATTCGGTCTCGTCGTTGACGATGTCCCGCACGACCTCCGGGAGCCGTTGGAATTGCGCCTTCAGCTCGCGCATCCCCTGGATATGCGCCGCGATCGCGCCGGCGTGGTTGGGCCGGGCCATCAGGCGGCCTCCCCCAGGTCCAATTCGGTGCGTCGCCGATCCAGGAGCCGCACCGCGAGCACCTGGAGGGTCTTCGCCGCCTGCCCCGCGTCCCAGCTCGGTGTCCACACGATCCGCAGCGTCGGCTGCACCGGCACGAGCAGCGTGCTCGTGATGGTCCCGGTCGCTGGCGTCGCCGGACTGCCGGCGACCGTGTAGGTGTAGACCGTCGTCGTCGTCACCGTCACCGCGAATGTCCCGTTGTAGGCGGTCTGGGTCGCGCCTGCGACGCGCGCGTAGTCCCCCGTCGCCAGGCCGTGCGCGGCCGCCGTCGTCACCGTCGCGGTCGTCCCACTGCGCGTGATCGAGTTCACCGGGACGGCCGAGGCTTCGAGCTGTTGCGTGGCGAGCTGGGCGCGGTACGCGACCTGCGACGCAACCGCGGCGGCCTGGATGGACTCGCGCCCGCTCAACGGCTCGACCCTCCCCCACAAGGTCGCAAACGTCGCCCAGGTCACGACCCGCGCCTGCGTGCTCGCGATGGTCGGCCGCTGGAACGCGAGCCGTTCGGTGAACGTCATGCGCCTCAATCAAACCGCAAATCGTAGCGATGGGCGAGAAAGGGGGCCAGTAACGCCGTCGCTGCCAGCGCGGCAGCCGACGAGATCGTGCCGACGATCTGGCTCCCGCGCTGCCGATACAAGTCCTCGACCAGCATCAACACCCCGTGCTTGATGCCCACGGGCACCGCGCTCGCGGCCCCGTACCCGGCCACGTAGGTAATCACCACGCTATCCACGACGTCCCGCGTCGAGGGAGCACTCACGCCGTAGGACGGCCGAATCGACGCATGGAGCGCGTGCTCCCCCGTGGGCGCCTCCAACGTGTACCCGTCGGCGTCAGCCGTCCACGTCTGCGACGTGCCCGCCGTGTCCGTATAGGCCACACTCGTGATCGACACCAGCGGCGGCCGTGGCAAGTAGATCGGGCCACCGCCGAACCCGTTGAGCCGGAGCACCCACGTCTGGGTAATGAAACTGCGATGGGTCAGCGTCTCGGCATAGCGGCGCGCAGCCGGAATGAGGAAATCTTCGAGGTAGTCATCCTCGGCCGCGTGGTCAATCTGGAGGTGTGCCTTCGCGTCCGCGAGCGCGATCGGCTCGGTCGCCGGCGGCGATGTGAGAGAGAGGGCCATCGATCACCGGCGTCACTCGATCGTCAACTGTTCTTCGTACCAACTCGCGCCCTGCGTGAAGGTCTGCCCCACGAGCGACGACACGACGTGGAGACACAGCGAGCACTGCGGAGGGACGATCAGGCGTCCATCCACCTCCGCGATCGTCGCGCCGAACGGGACCACCCCACCGGCGCCCTTCTGGTACGCCGGCGTCCAGGGGAACCAGCCAGAATCCAACACCACCGTCGCCGCGGCCGCGATCACCGGACCCCCGTAGGACTTGCCGGAGGCGCCCCGCACGACGAAGCTTCCGCTCGTGACCGCAGCCTTCGCGGCCGTGACCTGCGCCCATCCGCTCCACCCCTCGACGACGTTCGTGCTCACCAAATTGCTGTAGAAGAGCCGATCAACAATCAGGCTCTTCCCGCCGGCGGCGTAGCCGTTGAAAATCTCAAACGCCGCGGCGGTGGACGGGCGCACGACCAGCCCCGCGACCGCGGCCGTGCTCATCGTCGCCCACGCCTGCCCGCGACGGACCATCTCGGTACCCCGCGGCAGCCCCGCCGCGACCAACTGCTCGGCCAGCTGATTCAGCGCCATCGTCGCTTGCTGGAAGACCACCCCGTTGCGAATCGTGCCCTGGACAGCGTCGGCCATGTGCGTTGCTCCTGTAGACAGACTCCGAATCTGAACCCTAGGCCGACACGATCGCCGCGCCCTCGTCGAGCGGGAAGTAGAAGCAGATCCACTTCGTCGCGCCCGTGCTCGTGGCCGACGTCAGGATATGGATCTCGCCTTCGCTCAGCACCATCGGGGACGCGCCGATCGCGTTCAGCAAGCCGCCGCCGTCCTGCTTCAACGCGCTGCCATCCCCTTCGACGAGGTACAGGCTCCCGAGCACGTCGGCGTCAATGTCGAGCACGCTGGCCAAGGTGACGTCGCCCCCGGCCGTCGCGTCGAACACCACGCTCAGGTTGCACGCCTGGCCCTGGATCGCGGTCGTCACTTCGCCGATCAAGAGCGTCACCAGCACGAGCCCGCCCGAGATCACGAACAGATCCTGCGTGGTGGACGCCGGCAGCGTCGCCGCCGCCTTGTCCACGCGGAACCCGAGCCCCATCGTCGTGAAGACGTCGCGATGTTGATTGGTGTACATGATGACTACACCACCGTCACGTGTGTGTGACCTTCGAACCGCGGCCAGCCGATCGCGACGATCGCCATGAACAGCGCCGAGGCCGATCCGTCCTCGACCGACATCGTCAGAAACGGCTGCCCCGCCGTCAGCTCGTCCGACTGGATGTCCACCGTGATCAGCGTCTCGTCCCACGACGCGGCCGCGGTCAGCAAGATCCCGCCCGAGGGCGTGACGGTCCGGGCCCCGCGCACATCGGACCCCGTCGTCCCGATGTCAGCACCGCCGAGCCGGTAGTAGGGGTAGAACTCCGTCGTCTTCGCGGCGTTCGTCGCGCCCGAATAGAACTGGATCGTCGCCCCGTCGCCCGTCACGACGCCGGTCAGAAAGATGATCTGCACCTTGTGCAGCAATCCCATATTGATCGAGTCGGGCGTGATCCCGCCCGCTTGCTGATCCGCCGGGCTCAGGAGCCCAATGATTTGCAGTTCTTGATGCACCGACATCTTGATCTCCTCCTACGCACGCGTGGCCAGTACGACGACAGGACTCAGGGTGCCGGTGCCCTTGAACGGCGTGAGCGCGGCCCGAGGCATCATCTGCCCGTCACACCGGTAGAACGAGCGAATCGTCTCTTCCCCCTGCGTGAATCGCACGTGGATGGAGGACTGTTGCTGAATGCCGCCCTTCCGGATCAAGCGATACCGCTTCAGGTTGATCAACGCGATGTCGCCGATCGTCCCGAGGGTCGCGTTGTACTCGGTCTCCACGACCGGGCGTCCCTTGATCGTGAGCACCCCGTCGGAGCTGTAGTTGACGAACCGCGGTTCCAAGGCCGACGTGCCGGCCGCGATACTGAGCACGTCGAGCTGCGGGCCGCAATCGCCGTTGATCAGCCAGACCGCGTTCGCCTTGTCTCGCGCGCGCATCCGCGCCCACATTTTCGAGAGGTTGGTGGTGTTGATCGTCGCCGCGGCCTGGTTAGTTTCTTTCGCCACCGAGACCTGACACGGGCAATTGAGGTACCCGTCCGGTTGCCCCGCGCCCGTGCCCTCCGTGATCGCGTCCTCGACGCCGAACACCAGCTCCTCGAGGAACATCGCGCGCAGCTCGCCTCCGAGGGCGGCCGCGTCGGACACCAGCTCGTCGGTCATATACCCGAGGCAGCCGACCTTGCGGAGTTTCAACTCGACGCGCGCCAACGAGGTTTCTGAGGC